GCGCCTTCGCAGATGAACCCGGCCACGAGCCAACTCGTGCACTTCGCTGTGCCCGAGGCGACCATCCCCCTGCGGCTCCTCCTCTGGGATCAGCCGACGACCGAGCAGTGGGACAGCGTGTTCATCGACGGCACCCGTACGGTGAAGCGTGACGGGATCGAAGTGCAGGAGAGCAAGAACTGGCTGCAACAGGACATCGTCGAGAACGCCTTGGACTTCGGCGGCAGCCCGCTGGAGATCATGCTGAACGGCATCGACAACCTCGAACTGCCCGGCGCCGAGGTCGTGCCCTCGCAGGAGCCGGTCGCAGTGGAAGCGGCACAGGATCGGAACGAGAACCCCGCCGCGGGCATGAACGTCCCCGAGGCGCACGGCACCCCGGTGGTGCGAGTGGACGACGAGCCCAAGGAGGTCATCGAGGCAGGCGCCGCGGCTGCCGCGCAGGCGATCTTCGACCAGCTTGGCGTGAAATGAGTGTCGCCTCCCGTTTCGGCCTGACTGACGAGCAACTCGCAGATCAGACGGTCGAGGTCCGCTACCCTAAAACGGTAGCGGGCCGGGTGGCCCACATCGACGCTGACTTCATGTCTTATCAGGCATCAGCGGAGACCAAAGAGGAGCTTGACGGGACAAAGCCCCGCAGGACCTACGAGGAGATGTGTGCCAGAACGCAACGCGGCTTCGAGCATCTACGCAAGATGGTTGCCGCAGAGACCTACGTCGCGCACATCACGCCGACTGGGTCAACCAAAGGTGGACGCAATGAGCAAGCCGTCACACTCCCATATCAAGGGAACCGAGTTGATCGAGAAAGACCTGAGTTACTTGACGCGGTGCGCCATTTCATTGGCACCTCCTGCCCGAGCATGGTGCACCTTGATCAGGAAGCCGATGACGGAATGGCCCAAGCCAACTACGCCGCCTTGCGGGATGGAAATAGCACTCTGTCGGTCATTGTGTCAAAAGACAAAGACTTGCGCATGGTTCCCGGACTACACTGGGACTTCGACGCTGAGGAAATTGTCTCAGTCGGCGACAGCTTCGGCTCCATCTGGATCGACGACACGAAGTCGAGCAAAACTCTCAAAGGCTGGGGAACCAAATTCTTTTGGGCGCAATGCTTGATGGGCGATGCGGCAGACAATATCCAAGGTCTGCCGTGCGTGAGCCAAAAGGTGCTCAGTAAGTTCCACGCGGCTTCCAAGAAGTACCTGAAGCTGGTGAGCAAGGCTGAGGACGCAACGTGCACACCGCAACATGAAGCACGCCTTGCGGCCATGCGCGCCGAGGGGAAGACGACGAAGAAGGTCGGCGCCGTGCTTGCGCACCAACTGCTGTTCTGGACCAAGAACGATCTGCAATGCTATTCTGTAGTTCGTGGTTTGTTCCACCAGATGGATGCCGGAATTGATGGGGTAAAGGTGTTCATCGACTACCGCACACAGGAGCCAACGACGGCCACCCGTGCACTGTTCGGAGACATGCTGTTGCTCTGGATGCGGCGCAACAAGAACCCGCGCGACGTGCTCGCGTGGCTCAAAGAGGAGAGGATCGTGAAATGATCGGAAACAAAGGCGGCATGGTCGTGCTGATCGAGCGGCTCGTGCAACTGCTTATCACCCGCATCGCCGACGAGGTGCAGTCGCAGAAGGAGTACGCCTCTTATCGTACGGGTTGTCCGGCGGAACAGGACGCCTTGCGCGCAGTGGAGGACGCTCTGCGCAACGTTGATGTGCCCTTCATGATGAAGGAACTCATGGAGGTCAAAAATGAAGATCACCCACAGCCAGATTGAGAAGGTGCGGGTGTTCATCATGAACCATCAGGGGAACAAGTGTCCCCTGTGTGGTTCCCCTCTGCGGAACCAAACCACCCGGAAGAAGCCTGCACTCGACCACGACCACGACACAGGTTTCATCCGGGGAGTGCTCTGCCTTAACTGCAACGGCATGGAGGGCAAGATCATCAACGCAGCCAAGCGCGCAATTGGTAAGCAAGGCGACCCGGTCGCGTGGCTGGCCGCGCTGGTCGAATACCTGAAGCTGCACAGGCTACCGCAATGGTCGGCGCCCGGTCGGCGCGGACTGATCCACCCGACACACAAGACGGAGAACGAAAAGCGCCTCGCGCGTCTCGCCAAGGCAAAGGCGAAGCGCACGGCTGCCAAACTCGTGAAGGGATGACATGACGGACCTGCAAACCCAGCTTGACTGGGAGAGCGAGATGATCCACCGGGGCGTTCAGCGCTACCGGGCACAGCAGCAACTAGCAATCGAAGGAGGACGTGAACACGAGACCAGTGCAGGCAGCCGTTTGCTCCAGAGTTACGTGCTGCAGATCGCGGACCACATGCGGGCCTACCTCGACGGCATCAAAGGGCGGCGCCGGTCTTCTTGTGCACCACTGTTGAAGGCGATCAACACGGACGCGCTCGCTATGTTCACACTCCGCAGTGTGATCGGGCTGCTGTTCGCGGGTCGCAAAGACGGCACGCGCGAGCCCTTGCAGACCCTATGCGCCACTATCGGCACGATGGCCGAGGATGAATTGCGGTTCTCGGCCTTCCAGACGGAGCACAAGACATACTACGACGCGATCCTCCGGCGCTTGGAGGAAGGTCGCACCAAGAGCTACAGGCACATCCATAGGAACTTGGTGCACTCCGCGAACGCTCTTGGCGTGGACTGGTCCCCGTGGTCGCACGAGACCAAGATCAGTGTGGGCGCCCTCGCGGTCCAGCTTTCACTGGAGGTCAGCGATCTGATCGAGATCGAGCGCGTGCCAAGAACGGGACCGCGCATGAAGAAATACGTGGTGCCCTCCGCACAGTGCCTTGAATGGATCGACAAGCACGACGTCTTCGCGGAACTCATAGCGCCGGACCGAATGCCCTGCCTGATCCCTCCCGGCGACTGGACGTCCGCCTTCGACGGCGGCTACTGGTCCCCGCACTTGCGGAACATCACGCCACTGATCAAGCGGTCCGTCGCAGGCTCCTCGAAGCGCACAGCGCGCATTGAGGCTGCCGTCATGCCCCGCGTGCTGTCGGCGGTCAATGGATTGCAGGCGACCCCGTGGCGGCTGAACCAGCCGGTCCTAGAGGTCATGAAGGCGGTGTGGACTGCCAACCTGCCGATAGGTATGCCCCGCAGTCAGCCGTACGAGATACCCCCGGCTCCTGTTGAGCCCGACGACAAGCCGGGCACATGGGCAGACGACGATCCCCGGAAGGAAGCCTTCCTGAACTGGAAGGCGGAAGCCAGAGAGATACACACGATGGAGACCGAGCGGGTCGCCAAGACTAGAGCGCTAGTACGGACCCTCCGGCTGGCTGATGAACTCAAGGACAGAGAAAGGTTCTACTATGTCTACACCTGTGACTTCCGTGGACGCATATACTGCGCTACAACTGGCCTCTCTCCGCAAGGGACCGACCATAGCAAGGCCCTCCTCCTCTTCGGACGTACTGAGCCGCTCGGAGAACGGGGCATGTATTGGCTCAAAGTGCACGGTGCTAACAAGTTCGGCTACGATAAAGTTAGCTACGATGATCGCACTCTATGGGTTGATAAGCACCACGCTCTGTGGCTGGCTATCGCTGCGGACCCTGTGGGGCAACGCTCGCACTGGGCTGGGTGTGACAAGCCATGGCAGTTTCTTGCTTGGGTCTTCGAATACACAGCCGCGTCGAACGCTGGGCCGGACTACAGGTCCAGTCTTCCTGTTGCACTCGACGGATCGTGCAATGGGCTTCAGCATTTCTCTGCCATGCTACGTGATCCAGTTGGGGGACAAGCGGTCAATCTACTGGCTGCTCCCGTCCCAGCAGACATCTATCAGCGAGTGGCGGACGTGGCGACCCGGAAGCTCCGCGGTCTTCGAGCGCTCAATACACCGGCCCATGCTGGAGCAATTAACTGGCTTAATCTCTTTGAACAAGTCGGGGGACATAACGCCGATGGAATGCCCAGAGAGCTATCCAAGAAGCCTGTAATGACCCTGCCCTACGGCAGCACGCGGACCGCTTGTTCCGAGAGCATCTTCCGCTGGATCATGGACGAGGCGCCCACTTACTTCGACAAGAACACGAACTTCAAGCACGCACTGTACCTCACGCCGATCCTCTGGTCGAGCATCAGTGAGGTAGTCGTCGCTGCCCGCGATGCGATGAAGTGGGTGCAGGATTGCAGTTCGATCCTCACCAAGAAGCAGCACCCGCTGGCCTACACAAGCCCGCTGGGCTTCCCCGTGTATCAGTCGGCGTTTAAGTTCAGGACCAAGCAGATCGAGACCCAGATTGGTGGTAGGATTGAACTCCGGATTGCTATCCCCGGAAATAAACTCGATGGACGCAAGCAGAGACAAGGGAGTAGCCCGAACCTTGTGCACCACGCAGATGCTACGCACCTGATGATGGTCGTCAATGCAGGATTGGCCGAGGACATCGACTGCTTCAGCATGATCCACGACGACTTCGGCTGCCATGCCGGACGCATCGACACCCTGCAACGCATCATCCGCGAGACCTTCGTGGACTTGCATGAGAACCACGACATACTCGCGGACTTCAAGGCTGAACACGAGGCGCGACACGACCTCATACTGCCTGATCTTCCACCGCGTGGCGATCTGGACCTAAGTGCCGTAAAACACAGCGCTTACTTCTTTGGGTGATCTAAATCCTTCGTTAGTAGAGAACACGCGCGTGCGCGAGGGGCTGCATCTAGTACCCCGCACGCCGAGGAGAACCAAATGTCGTATGCCGAACTATCGGACGAGGATATGATCATCCTCGCTGCCGAGTGTGTCGGTCGAGGCACACCGATCCCCCATGACGTCGCTGCCCATCTGGGCGCCGACATCATTTCTGAGATCAGAAACCCCGGAGGCCCACATGACGATCACATCGAAACCTCTTGGCCCGATCAGCGAGGAGCTACTACAGAACCTGCTGCGAGCCTTGACGCCCATCGGATTGAACGAGGATAGCACAAGCTATCACATCGGCTACCGGTGCGCGCAGGACAACTTCCGGGCCGTGCTGTTGCACCGCCTGAATATCCCTGAACTCCCCGCGGTACAGCCCGTGCCCGAGACCAAGCTGCGGCGCATACCACAGCGTTCAGCGTGGAACCCACTCGGATGGTGAGGCGCGCAACGCTTGACGACGCAGGCCGCATCATCGACTTAACCCAGCGCTTCAACGACAAGTACTTCGACGTCCCCATCTGCCTGATCAGGACTACCGACCGGGTGATATGGGTGATCGAGGAGGGCATCAGTTTCGTTTCTGATGCTGGGTTCATCGGTGGCATGATAGTCGAGGACTTGTTCCGCGACTGGACGGTGCTGCAAGAGTTCGGCTGGTACGCTGAAGACAACAGCGGACGCGCACTCCTTCGTGCGTTCGTCAAAGCAGGACGAGAGAACAGTGTAGATGACATTCGCATCTGCACCCTAGCAACAAGCTCCGAGTTCGTCGGTGGTCTACTCCAGCAAGAGGGGTTCGCCCCGCTGGAAACGAGCTACCGGCTGTTAACAGGAGCAACATCATGCCCGCAGTTACAACCATCGTCGCCATCGCAGCCGTAGCTGCGTCGGTCGGGGGTGCCGTGCAAGCACGGTCACAGGCCCGGAAGCAGGCGAAGAACGAGAAGAAACGCGCGAAGGAAGCTCGTGAGGCCGCGCTGGCGAAGAAGCCCAGCGAGACCACCGAGGCCGTCGTCAAACTCAAAGAGGGTGACAAGAGCCGCAAGCGCGGCAAAGGCTCCCTCGCCCAGCGCACGCAGGCCGCAGCCCTAGCGGGTCCGTCTGCTGCATCGGTCGGAGGCTTGTAAGATGGCTCACCCGGTACATGACGGCGTTCTGGCCAACCTTTGGGCAGAGATGGACATCGAGAAGGGCGACCTTATCTCGCGGTCCGAGCAGTATGGACTGTGGACGATCCCGAGCATCACAATGGATGTGTCGGTGCAGGCAAACGCGGAGGCCGAGAAGGGCCACGTTGTGGTCGGCGCCCGCTTGGTTAACCACCTAAGCAACCGCATCGCAGACACCCTGTTCCCCCATGATCGACCGTTCTTCACGCTTGCCCTCACACCAGAGGCTCAAGTCGAGATGGAGCGTGAGGTCGGCGACGAGGGCGCAGGCAAGCTCGCGGAGATCGTCCGCTCCTCGACCGCTCGTATTGAGCAGGTCGCCATGCGCGGACTGAAGATGACAGCCTACCGGCCCATGGCCGTTATGGCAATCAAACACATGATCATCACCGGCAACGCAGTCATCAAGCGACTGCTTGACGGCACGCGGGTTGTGTACGGTGTGCGGGACTTCTGCATCCGACGTGGCCTCGCAGGCCAGATGCTTGAGCTTGTGCTGCGAGATAACAAGAAGTTCGGCAACCTCCCCGAGGATGTCCGCAGCATGCTGCTGTCGGTCAAGCCAGAGTACAAGCACGACACCGACGTCACCCTGTACAGCCACTACAAGCTGGTGGGGAAGCGCTGGCAGTTCCAACAGGCTGCCGACAACGTGATGATCGACAATCCCCGGCACTACACCGAGGCTGACCTTCCCGTTCTGCCCCTGACATGGACCCTCGCACGCGGCGAGAACTACGGTCGTGGGCTGGTGGAGGACAACGCCATCGGGTTCCATAATCTCGACGTGCTCACCGAGGCCATGATCGATCTGATGATGGCCATCGCTGACATCAAGTTCCTTGTGAGAACAGGGAGCACCATTGACGTCGAGGCGATGAACAACGCACTGCGTGGAAGCTACCATCAGGGTAACGAGGGTGACATCACGGTGCCGGAGATCGGCAAGCGTGGCGACATCAAGATCATGATGGAGGGCATCACAAAGTGGGAGCGCGACTTGTCGCAGGCTTTCCTGCTGAACAGCGCGAGCACCCGAGACGCGGAGCGCGTGACTGCCGAGGAGATCAGACTGAATGCACGGGAGTTGGAGAGCGCTTATGGCGGGCTCTACTCACGCTTGGCCCTTGAGTGGCAACAGAAGGAAAGCGAGTACGCGATCCTGAAGGTTGACCTTGAGGCCGAGATCGGATCGTTCGCCAAACTGTTTGAGGTGATCGTCGTCACTGGGCTGGAGAGCCTGTCCCGAGAGGGCCAGCTTGACAACCTGCGACTGGCTATCGCTGACCTGCAGATGCTGGAGAGCGTCCCCGATGAACTCCGTGCGACTATCAACCCATTGCTGTTTGCGAGCTTCGTGTTCACGAACCGCACCGTTGCCCTGAAGGACTTCATGTACACTGCAGAAGAGATGGACGCGAACCGTCAGGCACAAATGGATCAACAGCAAGCACTCATGAACGCCGAGGCTGAAGCCAAGGTCGCCCAAGCAGGCGGCGAGGCCGCAGTTGCGGCTGACCAGCCATAATGGAGAGAGACCAATGGCCGAGCCTACAGCAGCAGAAATCGCAACCGCCAAAGCCACTATTGCCGCAGCAGCCGCTGCACAGGGTGTGGGGCTGAAAGACGGCAACGACCCGAACGCCGGTGATGGCAACCCTGTTCCGGCGCCTCCCAGTAATGACCCGCCACCTCCCCCGGAGCCTACTCCGGAAGAGAAGGCGGCAGCCGATGCGGAGAAGCTTAAGGAAGCCGAGATCGCAGCGGCCAAGGTGCTGGAAGACAAGGCGGTGGCGGACGCTGCCGACAAGACGACAAAGGAAGGCACGCCTCTGGACGAGGACGTGTGGGGAAGCACTGGCCACGAGGTGGCCGACAGTGTGCTGCAGATGTTGCAGAACGCTGACGTCTCCCCCGATGACGCCAAGGTGCTACTCTTCGACGCCGTGCAGGCCGGTGATCTGACAAAGATCGACAAGGCGGCACTGGAAGAGAAGGTCGGCGCCACGAAGGCCACACTTATACTGGCTGGTGTCACAACTTTCGTGAACGACAAGAACGCTCGCAATACCCAGATCGTAGCCGACATCAAGACGGCTGCGGGCGGCGAGGAGAACTGGGCCAAGATGGCTGCATGGGGTAAGGCTAACCTCCCCGATGCGGACTTGGTGCAATACCGTGGCATGATCGATGGCGGCGGCGCTCAGGCGCGCTTTGCGGTTGCCGAGATCGCTGCGAAATACAACGCGGACGACGCGAACACGACGCTCGATACCGCCTCCGGCAGTGCACCCCTCTCGGGTGATGCCGGTCCAGCCGGGTCAGCCCGTGCGACTTCGCGCAAAGACTATGTCGCGGAACTCACCAAGGCCCACCGCAACAGAGAACCTGAGGCGGTACTTTCCGAAATCACAGCCGCTCGCCATCGAGGCAGGGCACAAGGCTTGTAACTCATAAGGAGCCATCAAGATGGCCAATCCTCCCGTCGATTCCACACATCTCAGTGACTTCGAACGCGCTGATATGATCGACCAGTATGGCGGCACTGTCGATAGCCAGTTCGCCAAGAAGTCGATCATGCGTCAGTTCGTTCCGGTCAAGCCGGTCCGGGGCACCGACACCCTCCTGAACCGTCGCGTCGGCAAGACCAACTTGCTGGCACTCACCGCGGGCGTTCGTCCCGAGGTCAGCCAGACCAAGTTCGGCTCGGCCACCGTTACGGTCGATACCCTGATCCTCGCGCGCGACAACCGCTCGCAGTTGAACGAGTTCCAGACGGACTTCGACGCCCGTCAGGAGCTTGCCATGGATCATGGCAAAGAGATCGCCAAGTTCTTCGACGAGGCTTTCCTCATTCAGGCTGCCAAGGGCGCCCTGCTGAGTGCCCCGTCTGACCTGAACAGCGCGTTCGGTGGTGGCCACACGGTCGCACTGTCCGCTTCAGGCGACCAGAACGACCCGGACCTGCTGTACACTGCCTTCGAAGGCATCGTTGTGGACATGCAGGAAGACGACATGGACACCGACGAGTGTGCCATCTTCGTCAATCCGACCCAGCACGCCGTGCTGCTGAACAACCAAAAGCTGATCGACCGGGACTTCTCGGCAGCGAATGGTGACTTCGCCACCGGCAAGTTCAAGACCCTCATGGGCGTCCCCGTCGTCATGACGAACCGGATGGCCACCGATGGTGTCGCGATCACGCATCTCCTGTCGAACGCTTCGAACAGCAACGCCTATGACATGACCGCCTCGCAGGCCCAGCTTGCCGGTGTTGTCATGCACCCGAAGGCCCTGCTGGCTGGCGAGACTATCCCGCTGTCCAGTGACGTGTTCTTCGACAAGGTCGAGCGTTCGTGGTTCATCGACAGCTTCCTGTCCTTCGGTGTCGCCAACCGCCTGCCGGGCGCGTGCGGCTCCGTGACTTGGATCACTTGATACGGCTCCCGCATTTGCGGAGCTAGGAACACAGTTCTCTCCTGTGTCGGGCCTCGTCCACTTCGGTGGGCGGGGCTTTTTTTCGTCTATTTGTTATGCACTTTCAGAAGGAGAGAGACTATGGCCAGAACAGTCAAGGGCGCTACCACGAAACAACGGCAGCGCGCCACCGCTAAATCCCGCGGCCAACAGTACAAGCAGCAGGATAAGGACCGGTACAAGCAGCAACTCGACAAGCTGTCCCCGAAGCAGCGTAAAGCTGGACTGAAGACTTCATAACGGAAAGGAGCCAGCCCCATGGCTATCAGTAAACTGTCTGTGATCAACGCCATGCTGGCCACCACCGGCATGACTGCACTCACGGCGAACGACACTTCCCACCCGCGCTACATCCAAGCGCTCGCCAAGTACGACGAGGTGGACTACGATTTCCAAGCGCGCGGCTGGTGGTTCAACCGGGTTATCGAGACGCTGCTGCAGAATGGCGACGGGGAAGTTCCCTTCGCCCTGAATGCCACGCACGTCGATCCCTACGACCAGACGAAGCAATATGTCATGCGCAATCTGAAGCTGTACAACTTGACGGACAAGACGTTCACGATCAGCGAGGACGTCAAGTGCCGGATTGTCTACCAGTTGCCCTTCGACGAGGTGCCGCCTGTGGTGCAGGCATACTTGCGCGCGAAGGCGAAGCATGACTACTACGTGGATCAAGACGGGGTGGAGCCCAAGCTCACGCAGTACGCCCGAATGGCGGCGACAGCATGGGACGCGGTGAGCCGCGAGCACCTCAAGAACGCCGACGTGAACATGGCGAACGGGTCGCATGGCCTGTGGTTCCGCACGCGGTATCACCCGGTCAACCGGGCGTTCGCACGCCAGCCAACCTAACAGGAGATAGCATGTCCAGAGTAGGATCACTAGGCCCGGCACTGCAAGGCGTAAGCCAGCAGCAGCCTCGCGTCAGACTGCGCGGCCAAGTGTCCGAGCAGATAAACATGCACAGCGACGTGGTGCGCGGGTTGACCTCGCGCCCCGCCGCGGAAGAGGTGGCGGTGCTCGCTGGGCACTCCTCCGACCTGAAATTCGATGACGTTGAGATCGACGGTGTGAAGTACATCGTCGGCTTCCGCTCCGGTGTTGTACAAGTATGGGATGAAGCGGGCACCGAGTACACAGTCACGGTGCAGGATGGTGACGCCACAGCTTACATCGGCGACAACATGAGCTTCCATGTCTACGACGACACGATCTATTCGACCAATCAAGATGTTGTCGTGGCCGAAGACCCGACTATCGACACGACCCAGATACTTACAGGCCAAGGTCTGATCCAGTGCTTGGGTGGTACGCATGGCCGGAACCTTTCCATCGACATGCTGTATTCAGACGCGGTCAACGTGAACGGCTTTCACAACATCCCGGATACTGATCCGGATAACGTGAACGGCGACGTCATCATGGCGGCGCTGGAGACCGACTTCCTGCTGGACGCGAACCTCAAGGCCAGCACGACCGTTACACGCGACGGCAACATGCTGCTGATCACCGACACTGACTTCGAGTTCACGCTCACAGTGCAGGATGGTGATGACGGTGAGGTGCTCAGGCAGCACAACACGGTCGCCAAGAAGATCGAGGACCTCGTGAAGTTCGCACCGCACGGCACCTTCCTACGTGTCGAGGGCGAGGACAAGGCCGACGATGACTTCTACATGCGCTTCGAGGTCGAGAACGAAACCACGATTGGTGACGGGTTCGGCGTAGACGGCATCTGGCGAGAGTGGGTGAACGCAGAGGAACCTGTGTCACTGGACCTCACCACTATGCCGCATGTGCTGTTCAAGGTCGGCAACACGTTCTTCTTCCAGCGCAACCTTTGGCTCAGTCGCACCGCGGGTGACAGCGACAGCAACCCGCACCCGAGCTTTGTGGGCTTCGCGATCAATGACATCAGCGGCTTCCAGTCGCGACTGTCGTTTGTCGGTGGCCCCAGTTGGGTCGCAGGCCGCACGAACCGCCCGGCGGACTTCTACAGGCCGAGCGTCGTGGTGCAGAACGACAGCGACCCCATCGACATCACCTCCACAACAGAGAGCGAGGTGGCGCTGAAGTGGCAAGTGCCCTTTGACCGCGACCTGCTTCTCATGTCGGACAAGCACCAGTTCATCATTCCGGGCAACGTCGCCCTGACGCCCAAGAACGCGGGCATGGTCATGACAACGGACTTTGAGATGGCGGGCGCTTCCCGTCCATCAAGTACCGGTCGGACGATCCTGTTCCCGTTCACAATCGGTGGGCACAGTGGACTGAAGGAGTTCTTCTCCTCCGATGAAATCGCGACTAACGGCGCCGAGAACATCACCGAGACGCTGACCGAGTACCTCGACGGCGAGATCAAGTACATCTCCACGAGCACTAACTTCTACACAAGCCTGATCCTCACAGACGGGGCAGCGGTCCAGAAGACCATGTGGGTCTACAAGTACCTCTGGGAAGGCGTTGAGAAGAAGCAGTCGTCGTGGAGCAAGTGGACCTTTACTCACGATGTGGCCTACGCTTACTGGAACAACTCGGACATCTTCGTGATGCTCCGGGAGGGGACCGACTACATCTTGACCAAGATCGACATGGACTTCATCTCCCATGCAGTCGGGTTCCCGGTCACGCTGGATCGCTTCACCGACGAGGTGGCGGATGCCAGCTTCCAAGTGAGCCTGCCCTACGCCGACGCCTTGTTCGTTCAACACACCGGGTGCACTGATCCCGCTGGCCGAGTGATCGAGTTGTCGGTATCAGGCAGCGGCCCGTATGTCTACACGTTCGACGAGGGCGTGGTGCCGGAAGGCGCCACCGTGGTCGCCGGGCAGGAATACGAGCAGAGTGTGACACCTACCATGCCGTTCATGCGTGACCGCGAAGGCCACGCTGTGACGTCCACCGTGCTGGTGATCACGGATTTCACTGTCCTTTATAACGACAGCGGTGCGATCCACAGCACGATGACTTCCAAGTACCGCGCGGCGGATGTGACACACACAAACGCACGCGGCATCACAGACGAAGACCCCGACGATCCCGACAGCATCGGCATTCGCTCGGGGCAGTTCGTAATTCCGTGGGGTGAGCGCTCTGATTGGTCAGAACTCACTCTGTCATCTGATGGTGTTCGTCCCATGTCGATCTACGACATCGAATGGCGCGGTCAATCGTTCAAGAGAGGAACGTACGTATGACCAATCCTATGTACGCTCAAATGGGCATCGGTGTGGTGGAAGGCGTGGCTAACTACGTCAATCAACGCACTGCCTCGAACCTCCAGCGCAAGCTGCAGAAGTATCGTAACCAGATGCTCGAAGTCACCGCTGCCATGTCGCGGAATGCTGTTACACTGAACAGTATTCAGACACGGGACGCCACCATTCGATTGAGCTTCGCCCTACAGCAGCAATCGTCGCAGGACCTCGCAACAGCGGAGGTGCATGCGGCGGCGGCTGGTGTTCAAGGCGCGTCTGTCGATGCAACCATGCGGGGCCTCCGGGCTTCCGCGCTGGGGGCACAGGCAGCCCGCAAGGCGAACTACCGGGCCGAGGTGCGTGCTGCGCATCAGGAGAACGTCAACATCAATGTCTCTGCCATACTTGGCCGGGACACGCAAGTGCACTCCAAGCCGTCGCTCTTGAGCGCGGGCTTGGGTCTAGGCGCGAACATGATGGACATCTACGACGCGAACCAACCGGAAGGTGATAAGCTCTCCGACCCCGGCGCCCGCCTATGGGGCAGCAGCAAGGACGCCAAGGTAGGCGACCAGTTCAAGTCATGGTGGAACACCACCAACTTCCATAACTGATAGGATGGACCGATGGCAAAAGGATTAAAGCATCGCGAAGTCGCCGAGGACAACTTGTCCGGCGCTTCGATGGTCTCGCCCGTCCGTATCACTGGGCCGGGACTTCGCACTCCCAACAGTCCCAGCGCACCCACGAACGTGACCGGCAAGATCAACGCCGCACTCGGCAAGTGGGCCTCGCAGAAATTGCAGGCGACAGCCAACAAGCAACACGAGGCGGCGCTTATGGACGGGGCAATGGCCGCTACTCAAGGCGAGGGCCTCGACAAACTGGAACTCGCCGGTGGCGACAAGTGGTCCCTTCAAGGCCACCGCGTCATGACGGCGGCGACGGTATCCGCCGCACTGGCGGCGACCCAGAAGCAACAGATCGCGGACGCGGATTTCGCGCTGGACCCGGAAGAGTTCCGGGCGAAGCAGGTGGGCATGTTGGAGCAGGCCGTCGAAGGCCAAGACCCCCGCACTGCCCGGATGATCCGCGAGACCATGACCAAGCAGGTGCCGGAACTCGTGGAAGCGCACACTATCGCGCACACCTCTTATCTTGAGGGGCAGAACT